TTTCACTACTCTTTCTGCTTCTGGGGGCATTACTGGTACACTAACTGGCAACGTGACGGGTAATGTCACGGGTAACGTAAGCGGTGCAATCACAGGCAATGTCACGGGTAATCTAACAGGTAACGTAACCTCTAGCGGTACATCTAGCTTCAACAACGTCACAGTTGATGGCACGTTGAACATGAATGCTGGTACAACTGCTACCATCACTAATCTGACTGATCCTACTAATGCTCAAGATGCAGCCACCAAAGCCTATGTAGATGGTGAAATATCTACGCTGATTGGTGATGCTGGTGCAGGGCTTAACACCCTTGGCGAACTAGCAGATGCCCTGAATGATGATGATGACTTCAGCACTACAGTAACCAACTCTATCGCTACTAAACTTCCATTGGCTGGTGGTACACTGACAGGCGCTCTCGCCATGTCTAACAACAAGGTTACTGGTCTGGGTTCACCTTCTGTTGGTACGGATGCTTCCACCAAAGACTATGTTGATACTCAGCGTAACACCCGTGTAGCTAAAACAGGCGATACGATGTCTGGCGATCTGGCTATGGGGTCTAATAAGATCACTGGCTTGGGTACTCCTACAGCGGGTACAGATGCTACCACAAAGACCTATGTTGATGGCATCCTTGGTTCAGCCACAGTAGCATCTACTTCAGCTTCTAATGCTGCAACTTCAGAAAGCAATGCTGCTACTAGCGAAACAAACGCATCCAACTCAGCTACAGCGGCTGCAAGTTCAGCTACTTCTGCGGCGGCTTCATTGGATAGCTTCGATGATCGTTACCTTGGTGCTAAGTCTTCGGCTCCCACTGTGGACAATGACGGTGACGCCCTGATTGTAGGCAGTCTGTATTTTGACTCTACTGCGGGTGCTATGAAAGTATACTCCGCTAACGGTTGGACGAATGCTGGTTCCTCAGTCAACGGCACTACAAACCGCTACAGCTATACAGCTACTGCGGGTCAGACAGTATTTGCTGCTACCTACGATGCAGGATATGTAGACGTATTTTTGAACGGCGTGAAGCAGTTGGTAGGCACAGACGTAACCGCTACGTCAGGAACCTCAGTAGTATTTGCAAGTGGAACCACTGTAAACGACATCGTTGAAATCGTAGGTTATGGTACATTCGTCCTAGCCGATCACCTCACAGAAACGCAGTCTGATGCGAAGTATGTTGAAGTGGCGGGTGATACCATGACGGGTGCGCTAACAATAGCACCATCTGGAACACAACAAGTTCTTGCCACTCTAAGGGCAAACTCAGGCTCAGGGGGTGGGCTTGTTGTGCAAACTGATGCATCAGACGATGGCCTTATTCGTGGCTATGATGCCTCTGGTAATATCCAGCTTCAGTTTGATACAGACGGTGGCGATAACTACATTGCCAAAGGCAATTTTGGGATCGGGACGACTTCGCCTCAGAAGAATTTCGTCATAAACTCAGGCGACAATCGTGAGATGCATTTCTTCGAGTCTACTGACGTTATGACTATGAGGGCAGTTGCTGATTCAGGTTCTTATAACCTACGTGATTTAGGACTTGAGGGTAGTGAAATACTACTCAAAACTCAAACAACCTCAAATGTTTCGGGGGTCGAACGCTTCCGTATTGCCTCCGATGGACGTACAGTAGTCCACCCACTAGGTGGCGGTTCTGGCACAAAGCTAGACGTGTTTGGCGGCGGCTCTGGTGCTAACGGCGCAATCCGTATTGGCGATGGTTCTTATTCTGTAGGCCATACAAACTATTGGGATATTGGTCGGGACAACACCTCTACAGGGGATTTCACGTTCTTCCTTGGCGGCACGGAGAAAATGCGGCTTAGAACTGGTGGGGCATTATCCATCGGCGCAAGTACCACAGACCCTTACAACAGTTCGACACTAGAAGGCATTTATCTTAACGCAGGTTCATCTTCTACTTTTGCGGCTAACAGCCCAGTGCTTCGACTAAATCGCATGGGTACGGGTGGCAATGATAGGTCTACCTTGGAGTTCTATAACAACGGAATCTTACGTTCTTTCTTTGGGGCGTTAGGTGCGGCTGATGGTATGTATATGGGTTCTGGTGCAGGGGTATCTAAGAACATCAATATTTACACCTCGTCTACCGTATTTAATGAAGATGGGGCAGACATCGACTTCCGTGTTGAGAGCAACAACAACGCAAACTGCTTTGTATTAGATGCTGGAAGCGATGAAATATATTTAGGCAAAGGAAGCGGATCAGGCACAGCACTGGGCGGTATCATTCATGCCAAAAGCAGCCGTTTTTATCAGTTCCTCACTGAAACAACTACCAATGCAGAAGATGCGATTATGTATCTCAACAGGCAATCGTCTGACGGTAAGGCAATTTACTTTCGACGTTCCAACTCTGCCGTTGGGAACATTTCATTAGCCTCATCTGGCACCACCTACAACACCACCTCAGACCGCCGCTTGAAGACTGACATTCAGCCTATCGCAGATGGCACTGAGAAGCTGATGGCGATGAACCCTGTCACTCACAAGTGGAAGGCTGATCCGCATACAGGTGAAACAGTCCACGGCTTTATCGCACAAGAAATGAAAGAGATCGTCCCAGAGGCTGTATCAGGTGATCCTGATGGCGAAGAGATGATGTCTATGGATTACGGACGCATCACGCCTGTCCTAGTGGCAGCATTGCAGGATGCGATGAAAGAGATAACGGCACTGAAAGAACGTGTCGCAGAATTGGAGGCTAAGTAATGGCTAACTATATTGGCCCTACATGGAACTTAGATGGGGCGGTTCAAAACGTAGTAAAAGCAAACGGCCCTAGTTCTGATGCTACGATTACTGGACAAAACAGTTGGGCTAACATTGGATTATCACACTCAATAACACCGTTATCCAGTAGTAGCAAAGTTCTTGTAACTATCACAGTTCCTTTCAGACTTCTTCACACAACAGCAAACCAAATTATGCGAGGTGGATGGAGAGTTCTAAGAAACGGATCAACTTGTTGGAACACTTCTCATTACGATGAACTCATACAGGTTAGGGAATCGGGGAGTGAGTGGAACGATCAATGGACGGTTTCTTTTGTAGACGAACCTATCACAAGTTCTTCCGTAACCTATACCGTACAGGGACTTTTAAAGTCAGGTACTGGTTTGCGGATATATAATTACGGAAGAGGTTGCCACATAGTTTTACAGGAGATTGGTGGATGACCGATATTGCATACGCACTAATAGACTTGGGAATAGACGAATTTATCCTACGAGGCGAACCAACATCTGAAGCTGAGTTTAATCAGATGTTTACCAAAGTAACTGGCGCAGATGATAATGGGTCAGCTATTGAAAGTTCTGATCCCGCCGACTTCGGAATAACTTGGGCAGAAGTTTCTGCTAAAAAATCTGAACTTGTAGCCGCTGAACCTATGCGATTGTTGCGGGAAGAACGTAACCGCCTACTAGCAGAAACAGATTGGTGGGCGAACTCAGACCTCACCATGACCGCTGAACAAACAGCATACCGCCAAGCCCTTCGTGACATTACCGATAGCTACACATCTCTAGAAGATGTTGTTTGGCCTACGAAACCATAAGGACAGATAAATGAGTAAAGCACGGACACTAGCCGATTTTATTTCAGACGGTAGCGAGTTTGCTGACGGTACTATTTCAGTAGCGGAAGTGTCTGGTGCTGCCCCACTCGCAAGCCCCACGTTTACTGGTACGACAACCGTTAGTGGAGACTTGAGTGTCTTCAATGACAATGGGATCAGTGCAATATATGACTTTAAGTCAGACCATTATTCTCAGATTCAGTTGACCTCAGACGTTGATAATTCTTCGTTGGGTGGGCCTTATACTGTACAAATTGTTGCTAACGGAAACAACGGAGACTTAGAACTTCGGACTAATACCGTGCAGTATATGGCTATAGCACAAAGTGGTAATGTTACCTTTAATGAGTACAGCTATGACGCCGACTTCCGTGTTGAGTCAGACACTCAAAGTCATATGCTTTTCGTTGATGCGGCTAATGACAAAGTAGGGATTGCAACAGTACCGTCTAGCCGTTTGCACATTAAGGACACGAATACTTCAACAGGCTCTACCAACCCGCCTCATCTACGGATTGAAGGTAATAATGGGCTGTTCTATGACATAGGCCGTGATAACGCAGGTACAGGTTTTCTTTCCTTTTATGGAAATCAAACCAACGCTAACGGTTACATTTTTGGCGGGGTCAATGGTGAGCGTATGCGCATTAACCAAGATGGCACTATGATCCACCAGCAAGGTGCTGTGTTTAATGAATCGGGTGGAGCCAGCGACTTCCGTGTTGAAACGGATGGTTACACAAACGCATTTTTAATGGATGCAAGCGATAACCGTGCAAACTTTCAGGTTCCTGTTATTGCGCAAGGTCTTGTTGGTGATTTCCCGATTTCTAACGGTGCGCAGTTAGGTAAGTACCCTAGCGGTTCTGGTGATGCAGATGGGGGCGAATTAGCTCTTGTCATCGACGGTGCGGGATCGTGGTCAATAGACAACTCACTAGGCCGTGTTCGTTGGCATTTGGGCGATAGTTCGGGAGTTGGCGAAAGAGATATTGCTAAAATTGAGGTTTTGGCAGGGCATAATGGAACCACAACATCATCCAAGATGAGGTTTATTACAACGGACTACAACAGTGCGATTGATAAAAACGCTTTAGAATTACTGCCAGATGGGGGTGCGGTATTTAACCAAGATGGTGTAAGTCTATCCGACTTCCGTGTTGAGAGTGATGCCTACTCCCATATCATGTTCGTTGATGCTAGTGAAAACCGTGTGTCTATCGGGCATAACAGTAGCGCAGGATACGGCTCTGGTCATGTCTTGTCTGTTGCGGGTGGCAGCACGATGTTCAGCAATTTTGGCGCAGATAAAGTCATGCAAATTCGAGGCGGTAATTATACCGATCCGCATACTGCTTCCATCCTGCTTTCAGGTGGCTCTGGGGACAACGGCTACGTTAGAGAATGGTATATGTCCTCAGTTGCTTCTGGCGGCGGTGGGGCAATCCAGAATGATCTGAAGTTCCGATATGTAGCAGGGGGTAGTGCAACTCAATACGAAGCATTAAATCTGCGACACAACGGCGAAGTAATTGTTAATGAAGACGGTTGGGGAACACACGACTTCCGTGTTGAAAGTGATACCCAATCCCATATGCTTTTTGTTGATGCAGGAAACAATTCAGTTGGTATCAACAACTCAAGCCCCTCAAAGGAACTGGACGTTTATGGCGGCATAGAAGGCAGACAAGTTTCGTCAGGACAGGCAAGACAAGGCTCTGTCGGTCTCAGTGGTGCATGGCAGACACGGTGGATATTGCTACAGAAAACAGCCCCAACCCCTATTTTTGTAATGGAAGGTTACTATATCGCCACCTCATTTACTGATGGTTCTTGGGGACGTTTCCGCATCTACATGCCCTACAATAGCACCTCGGTCACAGCCTCATTCTCTGAGACAAGTGTGATTGGTGCGGCCAACCATAAAATTCAAACCGTAACATACAACGGCGAAAGCTGGCTTGCGATAAGGCTAGAATATGCCAACGTCAGTAGTTGGTCTTTTAATGGTATTGCAAACGGGTTGGAGTCTGACATCCACGATCTGACTGTGGTCTCATCTGGCGTAACCGTAGTCTCAACCCACGCAACATCAACATAACCCCACAGCCATAAAGGAGAAACAGACAATGGCTATCACTTGGAAAGTAAATGATATGAAACGAGACACCGCTACTGGTGGCGTGAATACAGTCTATTGGGAATGTCGTGTACAAGACGATACTCACACGGACTGCACGGCAGTAGAAGGTGGCAAATTGCAACTAGAGCCGGATGCTACGGCGTCTGACTTTGTAGCATATGCTGACCTCACAGAAGCCACAGTGCTTGGCTGGGTATACGACAGTTTAATCGAAGGCGAAGAAACAGCCGACGAAGCAAAGGCTCGTATCGAAACAAACCGTCAGGGTAAGGTTACGGCACAAGTTGCTCGTAAGACAGCCGAAGCATCTGGTATGCCTTGGGTAGAAGTAGAAGCAGCTTAATTTTAACTTAAATAGGATATAAACAATGGCAGAAAACAAAAAAACCATTGTCATCAACGACAAAGAATACACTGAGGATCAGCTTACTGATCAGCAAAAGATTATGGTAAACCATGTTGCAGACTTAGATCGTAAGATTGGCACTACTCAGTTTAACTTAGATCAGCTTTCAGTTGGCAAACAGGCGTTTGTTGATATGCTTACTAAGAGCTTAGATGAAGCAGTAGAAGAAGCTGCATAAAGTGCTTGCTTGTTACCTTAACTAAGTGCTATACTGAGCATATTCCAGCACATGAGGTATGAGTGTCTAAACATGACTTCTACCTACGCCGTTTCCGTAAAATTGATACCGAAAGATGCGTAGACATCTTATATTGGCTACATCAGAATAGCAGATATAAGACCTTCACCTTCAACCGTAATAAAGTGGCTACTTATTTTCAAGCAAGCCTAGAGAATAATAGCCACATTTATTGCAACTTAGTGATCCATAAAGATACTAAGGAAATCATTGGCTATCTACATGGCTTTATAGACAAGCCCTATTTCTCGGATAGCTTACAGGCGGGTGATTTCACATTAATAATAATGCCTGAGTACCGCCGCTGCGCTCCTAAAGCTTTACCTAAATTAATGGATGCTTACGAGACATGGGCAAAGAATAAAGGCGCCCATGAAATCATGATGGGGGCCACCACAGGTAGCGACAGTCCAGCCTACCGTAAATTTCTTGAAAAAAGAGGATACAGCCCAACTGGATATGCGGCTACCAAGGAGATCTAACTATGTGCTTTAATTCATCTACTACAGTTAACAAAACTGGCCTAGGAGACGATCAATATGAATCTCTTTTTGGTCAGAATGAAGGTATCGGTACACAGCTCGAGGAAGGGTTTGTAGGTGCTGGAGAGAAGCTAGATGGTATCTCTGGAGAAGTATCGGGTATCGGAGGTAAGATTACCGATGCAAAGGATGCAATTAATACAAACACAAATACCGGATTTACAGACCTCACAGGTATTGTGAAGGGTTATGGGGATACGCTTAGTCAAGGGCAGACTGATGCTGTAGCGGGTAGAGCTAAGTACTACAATGATATGCTAGCAGCTCTAGAGAACAACACCGGAGGTCTTGCTACACAGGCTTCTTTAGATACTGGTTTCTCAGATGCCACTGGTCGTTTTAATGATATTGATCAGGCGAATACAAACATCCAGACAGCGGTAGATCAGGGTTTTGTAGACGCACAAGGCGATCGAGATCAGATGAGCGCAGATATGACTTCTGCATTTGATACTCAGAATACAGGACTAAACACAGCCTTTAATACCCTAGGTACAGAAGTTGGTACGGCCTTTGATACCACCAATGCTAATATCGATACTACTCGAGGAAACCTTGAGGAAGGACAAGCTGGCCTAGTAAGTGATTTAAGTACACTTTCTGGTTCAGTCGATACCTATGGTGCAGGATTAACTCAAGGTCAGGCAGACCTGCAATCAGGACAAGACACATTTAAGTCTTCATTCGATGATTATGTAGACAGATATACGGAAGACACAGAGATTGCGAATACCGCTCGATCAGACAGAGCCCTAGCCGCTGCTAATCAAAATGATGCACTACGAGAAGATATCGGAAAATACGCTCAGGCAGCTGCGGAAGGCCAAAGCAATATTGGTAAAAAGATTGGCACTTTAGGAGACGCTACTGGTGCTGGCTTTGAAGTTCTATCTGGAGCTGTTGAGGGTGGATTTAGTGATGTTGCTGCCGGAGATCAGATATCTAAAAACACATTAGCTAACCGTATTAGCGGTGTTAAAGATCTTCTCCAAACTACAAGCGATAACCTAGATTCATCTACTAAAGCTCAATACTCAGCTTTAGCTGATAGTTTTGACGCTAATGGGGATCTAATTGCCAACGCGATAGACTCTCAGGGTAATACAATCCAAAGATCTATGGATGATCAAGGGCGTATCCTAGAGAGCCGTTTTGATAGCACTGGTACAGAGATAAGCTCCGTACAGATGGATGTGGAGACTATGCTCTCCAATGCTGATGCCTATCAGAATTCTCTTATGGGTAACTTAAACACAATATCCGCAGATCAAGATGCTGGATTTGGGCAGGTCTCTGGAGAAATAGGAAAAGCTAGTGATGCTGTAGACGCCGGATTTAGATCCGTAGATTCTAATCAGCAAGGTATCATGACAGCTACAGATAATATCAATACGGCTATCCGTGATCAGGGCGCTGCTTTGGCTACTGGATTTGATACTCAGTCTAATAAGATGGACACAACCATCCGTGACTTAGCTCGAGTGGCATCTGCTCAGACAGATATCGATATGGGTACACGCCAAGAGTTTAAGCAGCTTAGTGATGCCTTTGATGATCAAGGTAACCTAATTGCTAATAGCGTAGGGGATAACGGCAGCACTATTTCTCGAGCTATAGATAATCAAGGAAACTTACTATTACGCGCTTTTGATACTCAGGGCCGCGCAATGGGCGATAAAGTTATCGACATTAACAGAAGCCTAATGAGCCTAAACGATTTAGGTAATATCTCAGGGGCAAATGCAGGAATGGGTAATCTTAGCCCAGCTATGCAAGCAGGGTCTGGAGGGGCCATAACGAGCGGATTCATGTCACCATACGCAACAACAAGGTAATAACATGCATCCACAAAATGTATCAAAAGACTGTATCGAGCTCATTAAGAAGTTCGAGGGTCTACATAAACTAAAGGACGATGGATTAGTCCACTCATATCGTTGTCCCGCCGGTGTTTGGACACTCGGATTTGGGAAAACTAAGGGTATTCGCTCTGGAATGACGTGCACTATAGCCGAGGCAGAGCAACATCTTAAAGATGACTTAGACGCACACGGTAAGATAGTTAAACGTCTAGTCAACGTGCCTCTAAGCCAAGGTCAGTATGACGCTTTAGTGTCATTTGTATTTAATGTCGGAGGGGGTAACTTTAAGTCATCAACAGCCCTAAAACGCCTGAACTCAGGTTTGTACGAAGATGTTCCCGAGCAACTACAAAGATGGAACAAGGCGCGGGTAGACGGTAAATTACAGCCTCTTCGTGGACTTACTCGACGCCGTGCAGCGGAAGCAGCTATCTTTAGCCGTGACGCACAATTGCCTTCTGACGAAGGTGGCCCAGAGATACCGCAAAAAGTAACTGCAGCCTCGGCAACAAAGCCTCTAACAAAGTCTAAGACAATGGCTGGAGCGGGAGTCGCTGGTGCAGCTACTGCATTAGGAGAA